CCAAGCAGCGAGGAAGAAGTGCAGCGAACGGGAGTTATTGAACGAAGCATATTGGAAGATCAGTCGTCCAAAGTATCCGTGTGCGGCAACGATGTTGTAGGTCTCTTCTTCTTGTCCGAACTTGTAACCGTAGTTCTGGGACTCGTTTTCTGTTGTCTCACGAACGAGACTAGAGGTGACGAGAGATCCATGCATAGCAGAGAAAAGAGAACCACCGAAGACCCCAGCAACTCCCAACATGTGGAAAGGATGCATGAGAATGTTGTGTTCCGCCTGGAAAACAAGCATGTAGTTGAAAGTTCCCGAAATCCCCAGAGGCATTGCGTCAGAGAAGGATCCTTGACCGAAGGGATAGACCAGAAAAACTGCGCTAGCAGCAGCAACGGGTGCGCTGTAGGCAACACAAATCCAAGGACGCATACCAAGTCGGTAAGAAAGTTCCCATTCACGACCCATATAAGCATAGATACCGATCAGGAAGTGGAAGACAACCAGTTGGAAAGGACCACCGTTGTAGAGCCACTCATCTAGGGAAGCAGCTTCCCAGATGGGATAAAAGTGCAGTCCAATTGCGTTGGACGAAGGAATAACAGCACCAGAGATGATGTTGTTTCCGTACATGAGTGAACCAGCAACGGGTTCACGGATTCCGTCGATGTCCACAGGGGGAGCACCGATGAAAGCGATGATGAAACAGATCGTAGCAGCAAGAAGGCAAGGAATCATGAGGACTCCAAACCAACCAACATAAATGCGATTGTCGGTTGAAGTAACCCAGTTGCAGAACTGTTCCCAAGTATTCGATTGTCGTTGTTGTGAAAGTGTAGCAGTCATTGTTTTAAACAGATAGTAAGACCATCAGGGAAATGGTGGAGATACTATGCTCCCCGCACCCTTAGCGGGGATATGAGAGACGTGATTTATACACCCTATAGGTCTCGGTTTGGGGTGTGGACAATGTTAAGAAATTCTTGATTTCCGTAACATTTGTTTACCTATTTATCATAGCACGGTGTTCTGGTCCTGTCAAGCCCCCATTCCAGTCTTTTTCATATCCTTTTCTAATTGTATGATTTTTTCATCAATTAGTTCTGATCTTGTTTTTATTCTTGGTTTCTTTAAAAATCTAGCGGCAGTCTTTTTATTTCTACTTTGAAGTTTTAACTTTCTCTTTGGTCTTTCATACTCATTTACATAATCAACAGACAATAACTTATAAACAGTTTGAGGATCCTTGACATTTTTATATGTTTTTGGATCAGTAAGTTTAATACTTCTCTTAACTGCTTGCTGAACTTTATTGAATAATCTTTGGTTTTCTGGAAAATGAGTATCAACATATTCTTTTGATGCTGAAGCCATTCCATCCAATTTGTATCTAATTTGAGAAAGTCTTGGATCAGACTTGGGATATCTTTCTTTTAGATAGTCAATATACTCCGGATTCTGTTCGGCAATTTGATTTAACTTTTCTATAATTTTTTCATATTCCAATATTTCTTTGGCAGAAAGTTTAACTCCTTGCGTAAGATCTTTAAGAGTTAGTTTTGGATATTTGTTTTCCATTTTATACTCCTTTTAAAGCATTTCTCAAATTTCTTATTTGTTTCTGGACATCTGGACTAGAAGGATCTCCAGCACCACCACCAAGAAAAAAGTCAAGCATTTCACGGTTTCTCTTTCTTTCTTCAGCATCACTTTCACCATATCCAGTATATGGATCATATGATATTAGTTGATTATAAGCTTCTTGACTTAATCCCCACTTACTTACAATTTGACTTGGAATAGGTCCAGGATAATAATTAGGATCTCCCAATTCATTTCTACTTAAAACAACAGGTTTAGGAGGACCTTCAGGAACAGCAGGAATTTCTGGAGACCCTGGATCTGTTTGAAACCTATTTGGTAGAACATTACCATCAGCATCAGCAGGTATCCATAATGTATAAGCATATAAAGCACGATCTGCTTTTGGAGTTGATGTAGCACTCCGATCAGAAGGATAATATTGAGATGCTCCCTTACAAGATCCAGAAAGACAATCTAATGAAGCCCAAAGATAAATTGTCTTTGTTATTTTACCTGGAAAAGGCCATCTATAATATGCGTCAAAATATGCTCGTCCCAAGTCAGTAGAATAATTTCCATAAACTCCAACAGAAGCAACGGCAGAAAATCCACCAGAACTCAAATACCCAACAGAGTTTGTAGACAACCATCCATCACGAATTACATATCCCAATGGTATTACACCATCTGGATATGTGCCTTCAATATATCTTGCTGCTGCTACTTGTTCACCATTATAAGTTGTGTATAAATTATCAGGAATAACCACAGCAGCATCAGGATCACTACCGTCTCCCTGATCACCCCACGCAAAATCATCTGGATTAGAAAGTCCACCAGTTACATCTTCATAAGTTGGATCAACTGCTGGAACTGCGGGAATAGCAGGATCACCTGGCTCAAAACCAGTAACCGTATATAAACCTGAAGTGCTATTTGCTATTGCTTCCCCAAGAGTTTTCTTAAGATCTTGGTCAAGAGACCTTATCTTCTCATTAATCTCAAGAGAAGGTTTAGAATATTTTTTTATCTTACTAAACGTTCCCATCAAAAATAAAAATCTTTTAGATATTTATTTTAGAAGCATTTACTAAATACTTCCAGTGTTTATTAATCAAGAAAATGAAAAGACTTCTATTAGCCTTTTCGTTATTCTTTGCTATTCCTGTTAATGCTGCTGAAATTACATCAAAGATTACTGATTCTATTCAATTGAAAGTTGATGGTGCTGCTGTTCAATCGACTCGAATCGGTGCTTCATACTCCGTATCAGGAACTAACATCCAATCCACATCCTTTGGTGGTGTAGGTGGTGCTGGAACCTACGATATCAATACTGCAGGTCAGGCATTCTCATTCAGCGAGAGTCTCAACGCTGCTGATACACCTGTAACTTCACAGTCAGTTACCGCTGGTGTAATCGGTTCGCCCAATCTCTATGGCGACAGCGTAACTCAAACTGGTGGTGACAAGGGCACTCTTGCTGGTACTCTATCCGCAACTGGTGTTCCTACTGTAACTGCTGGTGGTGCTGGCACTACCGCTACAGGTCAAAGAACGATTGAGTTGAGCGTATTCAAGTGAAATATCTCCTAGCAGGTTTGATCCTGCTAGGGACTTCTTCACCTGCCCTAGCAGAGAGTGTTGTGCCTAATTTTACTAGAGGCACAATCAACGCTACAACAGAATCAACTACAAGAATTGTAGAAACTATTCGTCAAGTTGAATATACAACTGGTGAATCTTATACTGTAACTGGAACAAATATCAACATCCCTGGTGTCCCTCAACGTGGTGCTGGGTATTCGATCATAGATCAAGGTGCTCCTTTCCAGTTCAGCGAAACATACCTCGGACCTGGATTGGCTAAAGAAACATGGATAGATCGAACAACCGAAACTCAATCAACCACTACATCCATCTCTGTATTTACGCAGTAATTGCATGTGGAACACTACCAGTTCTTGCGCAAAGTGCTCCCGCTCCTTCTAATACTAACATCGCTGGTCCTAGTGCTTCCGCTACAGGTAATGTCACTAATCAGGCTGTCCAAGTATTACAAGGACCATATGCAGTCAACACCTATGGATCTGGAGTCAGTTGTCAAGGAGCAACCTTCAGTATCTCACCCTTCGCATTAGGAAGTAATAATAGTAGCGAAGATCCAGAAACATTTACGTCCCGTAATGGTAACTATGGCGTCTCTGCTGGTTTCAACATTCCTTTAGACGGTGGATTGATGGAGTTATGCAAAGCGAGAGCAAAGGTAGAGATTCAAAGACAGCAAGCAGAAGCAGATAAAGCACGTCTTGACTTTGAATTAGTTAGGCTACTGAAGTGTGGTGAAGCAATCAAAGGGGGAATTACATTTCATCCAGATAGTCCCTACTACAAAATCTGTGCTGACGTAGTTGTGAGGTATCCGAATGGAACCAATACCATCAATAAGTAATGCCAACGGTATTGCCAATATAGCAACTAATGCCAATAATATTCCCAAAATTGGTATTCAGGGTCCCTCAATTATACCAACAATAGATCCTCCAGTTGTTAGATCAGCGGAGGTTCCTGTTGTTCGTGGTCTAGCATTACCTGTTTTTGAAGCACCAGATACATCTATAAAGTATCCAGTAATTAATGTACCAACACAAGAAGAGTTTGATGCTGCTGTAAGAGCAGATAAAGAAAAACAAGCAGCAGAGGAAGCAGAAAAAACTAGAGGATTACCAGACAGCACCCCTCCACCTCAACTACCCCCAGCAGCTCAAACTCCACCACCTGAACCTGTTATTACAGTTCCACCAACAACCAAACCACCTACATTTACAGTTAATGGAGTCGATATTAATTTACCTGATCCTTCTCTTGTTGCTACGGCTGGTTCTGTCGCAGTAGTAACTACCGCTGCTACGATGGTTGCTACAACCACCTTCAACGCCATCAAGAACGCTGCTGAACCACTCATCAAAGAAGCAACGAAAAAGAAGTTCAAGGTCAAGATCAAACAAGTCAAACCAGTTCTACATTATGTCCTAGCAGAAGGAGGACATATTGATATCTTTGAATATTCTGCGGATGGAACAAGACTTGTAGAGCAGGTTGATAATGTAGAGCAGTATATTCGTGACCAAGTTGAGATCAATTCTCTTTATGAGATTGATAATAAGATTATTATTGATGATGTTATAGCGGACAAGTTCACAAAAGAAGGGCAAAAGAGATTTAAACCTCTGTTTGCCCCTGCTAAAAAGATTGCTAAGAAATTATCCGCTAAGTTTTCAATCTGAAATCTTTTCCCACAACCAAGAAATAACCAAGACTGGAAGATATACTACAAGATTGTATAGCATGTCAAGGAAGATATTATCTTTATCTTCTTTACGCTTCTCCTTCGCTGGTGAGTTAGTCATTCTGTATCACCTTAAACAAATCTTTACTATTTAACAACGACGTATCAAACTGTAAAGATTTTTTACGTCCTCTTCGTGCGGGTCTCCTAACAAAACGAATCACCTCTGGTGCAAGACTCTTGGGAATAGGTCTTCTATTCTCAAGCATTATACCATCATTTGTTAGTAATCTTAGAACTATTAGAAGATCTAAGAAAAAGAGTTTCATTCTACCAGAGTTCCATTCCTTCTTCTGATTTCTTTAAGTGGTTCCCAATCTTTGTCTTTGGTTCCACCATCATAAGGAAGAGCATATCCTTCAGTAATCATTCTATTGTTTAGTGATTCATCTTCACCATTAATATAAAGATTACCGATAATTCTTCCGTATTTTTCTGTACTATCTGGTTTCTCAGTCCGAATAATAATATCATATGCATCATGAAGCATATGTTTTAACCAATTTTTTGCATCAAGACCTAATGCTTTTTCTGCGAGGTCTCTTGTTCTGCTTTCTGGTGTGTCAATACCCGCCAAACGAATTCGCTTAGTGAGACTAATATCAAACCCCAAATCAATGTCAGCGTCAATAGTGTCGCCATCTACAACTCTACCTACCGATTTAATTCTGTAAATATACGGATCTTTATCTGCCATTAGAAAGGAAACTTAATATTCCCTGTATTTAGTTCACCAATACCACCTTTAAATTTTGGAAGACCAGGAATAGGTAGTTTCTCAAATGCTTTTTGAACTTGTCTATCAACAACCTTTCCAACAAACTCTTCTGGGTTATCTAAAATTTTCTGTGCTTTCTGATAGGTGATATATGCTCCAACACCAATCGCAGCACTAATGCTCAGACTCGTCAGGGACAGAATCAGACTGAGGTGTTTCATCTTTCATTTCCTCGTATGCTAGCCGAAGTATATAGTAAATTATCCACGCAGTAAATGCTAGACCACACGAAAGAATGATAAAAACACCCCAGTTGAATTCAGACATCAGTACTTTGTATTAAAGTAGTGCATTGCTTGAACACATGTCAAATAATTCTGCCAATCTTCATCACTACTTTTTGTAGGATTTTGTGTACCAGTCAATTCAGCACAAACAGCAGAAGCACTAAAGGTTACTGTATCATCATACGGAGCAGCAGAAACACTCAGAGGAAAGAGTGCGAGTGTAGCAATCATAAAATTTTTCATTTGATTAATCCCAAGAAACGTTTTGAACAAGAAAACCAGGCATTACGTAAGTCCAGGCTCCAAGATCGCCATTACCACCGATCTTATACTCCCATTTATATTCAAACTTATTATGACTATCCCAAGTCATGTATCCTTTCTCTTTATCAAAGCGACCCTTGATAGTGAGACCATGCTTATTTGAGAAGATATTACGTGTGCGTAGTGCTCCACCTTTTTCACGGGTTTCAATTACAACACAAGTATCAGGATAGGTCGCAAGACCTCTCTCTATCATACAAGCAGTTTCATATCGGAATGGACGATATGTATTATTCTCTTGTGCAAATACAGGAGAAGTTAATAGCAGTATAGCAGAAATTAGAAATTTTTTCAACCTACAACCCTCCAACAAACAGTAGCATTTCCCTTACGGGTAGATTCAATATGAGCAAATGCAGCGTAACTCAAATCAATATCTGCATGTGAATATGGACCACGATCATTTACGCGAACAATAACCTGTTTCATATTGTCCTGATTAGTCACCCTAATTTTTGTACCCATAGGAAGATAAGGATGAGCTGCAGTCCAACGATAAGCATTAAACCGTTCACCATTCGCGGTTGTTTGTCCATGGAATCCATCTCCAATACCATAGAATGTGGCAATACCACAAGTGAGTCCAGCAATAATAGTTTCAATCATTTAAAATACAATCTTCAACCCAAGGAGCACATAGACGCATTTCACCACCTAATAGTTTCTGAGCTTCAGAGTTATCTGGAGCTTTCTCTATCAACCGTGGCAAAGGTATTCTAACGTCAGCAGAGTCCCCTGTCAAGCGTTCATAGTCTCTGATCGCTTTGTCCACATCCCTTTTGGTTCTCCTGTCCACCACACCAGGGTCTTGAAGCAGGATATCGTTGATTATGGTCTGAGGGAATACGTTCCTTTGGAGTTCGTCTAAGAGGTCCCAGAGACGCTCTGAGGACACTCCTGTGCATTGTGAGAGTGTTGCTACGATAGCACTTAATACTACGCTTATAATTATTATCTGCTTCTTATCTGGTTTCTTCTTTCCGAAGTTAAAATTAAACATAAAAAAAGGAGAGTAGCAACACTCCCCTCTATTTATTATTTTATTGTATCAAATTTCTACCGTAATCATTCTGTTAGCATATTCATGTGCATAATGTGTACGGGCACCATGAATACCCCAACCAATCCAACTGTACGCATAGTTCATGTAGCGGTTGATCGACTTACCAGGAGTTTTCATTTGATTTTCGATACGTTGCCACTGAACTTCATTTGTTAGATAGCGAAGTTGCGTTGGAAGTGTAGAAGGATTACCCTCATACTTCTTGGCAAAATCACCCAATCCATAATAACGATTGGCAGATGTCCATTGGATCAGTCCATAGCCACGTCCGCAGCCATGGTAACTGGTCCTTGCACCACCTTCACAGATATTAGGCACGAATCCAGATTCCTGCTTAATGTTACCCATGATGGTAGCAAGGGCGTTTCTGTCTTTAATACCACGATCCTGGAAAAACGCCAGGGTGACATTCTCATTTTCATTACACCCTTTACAAATTAGCCTTAACTCTTTTGGCTTTTCGGGAGCAACCTCTTTGGTCGCTGTCTTCTCTTCATCTACAAGATTAAAATTCTTGAGCAATTCAAGAACAGGAGGTGGTCCTTGCATCTTGTAGTTGACGAATGGCAGTGTTGCCGCATTGGTTGTAACCGCTGCCAGAAGGGGCATGGCTACAGTAAAGAATTGTTGCACTAAATTTAATTGAACTCTACATCCGTATAGAGAAAGGGGTACACCCTCCTCTCAGAGGGCAATCTCCACGGCTCTAATTGTCACTTCAATATCTCATAATATAAAACCCACCTTTGTGGGGTGGGTTGTAAGCATTATAAGTGATTATTTAGATTTTGTCAATATTTACCCTCTACACACATTTGTGCTTTCTTATTTGGATAATATGGATACAAACCATCTTGCGGTTTCATCCAGTTGCATCCAATCAACCATTCTTTAGTCATAGGAGTCGGTTCAACTTGTTCCCATAAAGGACCTTGTGCTATCATTTCAAGGTATCTTGCAGTCTGGTTAAGTTGTTCTTCTGCCCAGTTTGCATCTGCTTCCCAAGGAACAGCACGACTTTGACCGATTGATTCATATGTGAGTCTAGTGTTCTTCATAATCCAAGCAGGAATCTCAGAGTCCTGATGAACCTGAGCCATGAATGATGTCTCTAATCCACCACCCATAGCATCTTGAACTGCGTGCCAACCTTCGTGTCTCAAAGTTCCAAGAAACTCTCTTTCATCACCTACCAATTTCTCATTAATAAAGAAACGGTTGTAGTTTGGTTTATAAAGTCCTACAGTTCTTGGAGTAAAATATCTGTCAGGAGCAAGATAAACTCCAATTTCAAGTTTGTTTAGTGCTGCAATAATTCTTACAATCTCTTCTCTGAAAGGATCAAATCCTTCTTTCTTAAAGACTTCAGAATCGGGAGTCAGTTTTTCAACTCCTTCTGTGCATTCTAAAAGAATCATACAACCCATCGCTGCTAGGCTGTATGGTTTTACAGTTGGTTGTTTTGGTTCTAATGAATTAGCAAATACGGGAGATGCCAAACTAAGAGATAAACCAATCGTTGCAAGGAATTTTTTCATTCATTCCACCATCCTTCTTGTTTATGTATCCAAACTTTTAAATCCTTGACATACTTTCGTAACATTTCTGCTTGCTCTTCATGCCAAAAATCACCCGTCTCCATGAAGAGACGAGTGTGGTTATCAATTGCTTTTAAGATTTGATGAATGGGAGCATTCCAACACTCCCTCTTGGGAGTATTCCATTCTCTTGGCATTTGTATTCGACCGTATAAAGTTGGTCTTGGTATATTAGATCAGCCTGACATAAATTAGGACCAATCATTACATTACCAGCAATCAAAACATCAATCAAAATCACTTTTTCTTTCCTCCATTTTTTGCCTTTTTGGCAGTTGCATTACCTTGGTTCTGCTTTTTATTACCAGCAGAACCTTTTTTACCTTTGTTAGCGGACTTAGCCATCAGAGATCACCTCTTGAATAAGTAGGTCTCTCCTCATCTACTGCAGACTCAAGTGCTTCAACTCTTTCTTCAAGCGATGAAGGTGTTTGAACCGAAGCAACTTCTTCTACAGAAACTACTGGTTCTGGAGAAGGTCTATGTGGAGATTCCACAAACTCAGTTCTTCTTGGTGCTTCTTCTTTGTGGTCATCGTCATCATCACCACCCTTCTTCATAGTATTGATACCGAAAGTAGCAGCAGATGCTGTGAAGACCGTCGCAATAAATGTGGGGTCCATCTTAGACAGAGCCCCAGCATAACTTGCGGTAAGAAGTGCAGCGGACCAACTCAAAATTAAAATACGAATCAATGTTGACATCTTATTTTCCTTTTGTTTGTTCATCAGTCCTATCTGTGATGAAGTCTAAGATATTTAGATAAATCAGAATCTAAATTTGACTTTTGCAGCAACAGAATTGTTAGTCATACCATCATATGAACTGTGAGATCCTTCAACAAATACGACCTTGTTGACATCAATCGCAGAAAGAACTTCATAAGAATTGTCGGTAGCATAAGATCCTTCAACACTCATACCAATCAGATCACCTTTCTTACCACCAAATCTGGTTTCAAGTCTAAGTCCTGCTTCACCAACATTTGTTGTATTGTTGAATGCAGCAACAGTTCTTGCAGATCTTGGATCACCAGTTTCAACATACGCATCTCTCTTTACGTTACGAATAGTATGTCCAATAAATGGATGAACATTACGTCCAAGATGTGCATACAATCTATTGTTTACCCACCACTGTTGTCCATCAGTTCTACCGTTATTGTTGAATACACCTTCAACATTTCTAGAATAGTTATACTTATCGTTTGATAATCCACCGTTAGTGATAAGTGACAGATGCTTACCGTGGAATGAATTGAAGACACCGAAGTGCTCTCTGTTCATGTTTGAGGTGCTATCTGTACCATTCAGTTTGGTGTTTAATGTATTGTATTGTCCACCGATAGTCCAACCTTTGCTGAGGTCAATCTCAAGTCCACCGCCGTAAGATGAAGTGAATGCATCATATCCATCAACAGTAGACCACATAAGTCTGTTGTTATTGAAGACCCTAACCTTCTGATTAGTTCTTGATGGGAGATGATTCAGCAAACGATTAGAAGCAACACTAACTTTATCAAGTGTTTCTAACTGATCAATCCTTCCAAAGTAATCTCTGGATGCATATGTTTCTGCATAAGAAGTGCTGTGCTCATATGTAATAACAGATGGATCTGTTGTAACTGTATCTGGTGAACCATCAGTATAAACCTTTGTATAAACTGCTGTTGTAGTTACAGTTCTTACCGTTGGTGTTGTTTTTCCAGTAGTGGTGTGGTGATTTACTTTTTGAGTATTGCCACTTTCAGTTGGTGTGTATCTATGCGTATGAACTACTGTTGGAGCAGCACCAGAAGGAGCATATGCAGTTCTTTGAACATCATACGTTCTTGTCTCTACCCATACAGGAACAGTTGATTCTGTGACTACGGAAGTTCCAGCACCAGAATCAGCAGTTGATGAAGTGGTGGTGGTTGTTCCGTTTGTTGTTACAGTTGAACCATCACTATAAGTATCAACTGTTGTTGGGGTTGTGGAAGTTACCGTTGTAGTTGTAGGAATAGTTGTGGTAACAGTATCTCTATAATATGTTCTTGTATCACCTGCTGTATTGAACACATAACGATCCTGTGTGGAAGTTACTGTTCTGCTACCAGAAGAAGTGCTGGTAGTAACGATATCAGCACCAGCAGCAGAAGATACTACTGTTGGTGTTGATGGTGTTCCAAACTCTTGAACGTCTGGGATACCATTTCCATTAGCATCACCAGAAAGAATTGCAGATGAAAGAGTTACTGTGGAACTACGAATAATTTGATCCATAGGTTCCCAGTCTTGGGTTGGAAATGCATTTGGGTCATATGACTGAGCATCTCCCAAAGGAATATAGGTGAAGAGATAATCACCTGCAGCAAGACCAGTGAAGGTTACACCCTGCCAAGTATATGATGTTTGAATATTAGTATCGTAAGGAACAAGTTGTGTTCCATCCGATGTAAAGTAGTTCGTGCCAGGAATCAATCCCGCTGGTGTAGAATTTTGAAGTAAGTCAAACTGTGTGATGGTAGGACCATAAGTTGTTCCATTAATACCATCCAATCTAATTTCAGCTTCATTAAATGTGGTTCCACTGTGCCAAGAACCATACCAGAAGGTAATACCACCTTGTCCATCTCCAACGTAACCAATAGAGTTAGTGTGCGACAGTGCTGCTGTTGGACTTAAACCAAACGCAAGCGCACCTGCAGCAGCAAGTACTTTTTTCGTAGACATAAAAATCCTCTGTACTTTGTGTGACTAAACAAAACAAACCGAAGTATGAAAAGTAAAGTAATCGCAAAGTCCAGAGGACTTTATTTTATGTTAACCCAGACCAGTTAAGATCAAAGATCAGATCTATGGGTATTTATTCTATCCCTTCTTCCAAGATTCACCTTCTGCTTTTCTTCTACGTGCAAGACCTGCTTCTACATTAGAACCAGGATTGCGGTAGAGATAAAGTGCATCAGGAACCTTGTCCCACTCTTTGTTCTTTAAAACGCGAGTAATTGTATTAAAATTGCTACCACCGTAGAACCCTGCTCCTAGATTATAAGCAAAACTTAGAAGTGCTCCACGCTTACCATCACTCATTTCATTCCAGTGTGGAATCTTAGTAAGTGCTGGAATAAACTGACTCTTGCATTGACTGATCAGAAGTTCATCTGCTTCTGCTTGAGTAATCTTATCACCCATCTTGAATGGTGAACCATCCTTCTTACGGGTGGATCCCCAACCAATAGTGATTGGTAGGTTACCTGATAGAGGATCTGGATAAGCAGATAAGTGACATCCTTCAAACTCTTTGATTAACTTCAGACCGCTCGCAGGAACATCACCAGGGGCAGCGGTAGCACCACTACCCCCACTTACTTTCCCAGAGACTTGCCACAATGAGGACATACATCTCCTGCAGGTGCAGCTGCAGTAGACCCTGCTTTATTACCTCTATAAAGTTCTGCCCAATCAATATCATCTTCTAGATACTTAACTGGAAGATTATCCTCTAACCATTGAACTGCTTTGACGTGGTTAGGGTTCTTCTCATCATAATATTGAAAAAAGTTATGTAAATCAACTCTTGCCATCTTGTCCTCCTATATTTGGAAAGTATATGTTAAAAAGTTCTGATGCTTCTTTGTGTTTACCTTGGTCCGTGAGTTTCTTCACCTCTTCCAGAATTTTCTTTTTAAACTCAGGCGAAGATCCTTCCCCACCCATCATTACCTCCTGGACACCAACGGTGCTTTAATACTGCTTTAGTATAAATGGTCTTCTTACCATTTGTTACTGGACCACTATAGTTATCGTTGAGAGAACCATATGGATCATTAACATAGTATCCCTTTCCATCTGGAGTCTTACCAATTACTACACACATGTGACCGCCAGTAGGAGCAGATAAAGAACCCCTGTGGAGAATGCCAATAACAACAGGCTTCCCTCTATCAAGGCTCTTATCAATATCAGCAAAGGAAAGATTGTAGCTAAAATGAGACTTAACTCCATAACCCGCAAGAACTTTTGTTTGAACTGCGTGGTCGGTTGTATCACCAATCTCAAATACTTTCTTGACATACTCATCATCACCTTTGATGCTTCCTGGCTTGAGGAAAGCAAGACACATAGCACACGATGAACTGTTACAAGTTCTATGTGCATCTCTGTAGTTATCTACCTGATTGAAATAAGGAACGTCAAGAACCGCAGGTGCAGGGGGTTTTGTTCTAAAAATTCCTACCCAATCGGATTGTGAATCATCCAAAAATTCCTCAGGAAGATTATCTTCCAACCACTGAACCGCTGCTACATGATTGGAGTTCTTCTCATCATAATACTTAAAAAAGTTATGAAGATCTAGAGTCATTGGATATTACTTAAAACACACAATATTTATAAAAAAGCACCCCCTTTCGGAGTGCTTTGATTACGTTCAAGCAGTAACAGTTTCTCTTACTGTAGATTTGACATACTGCAGAACATTTTCTGGAGTTGATACTTCATAGGGATCTGTGTCTGCGTTATCACGGAAACCTTCTTCAACGAAGATCTTTTCAATAAGTCCGTTATCAACAACAGCAGCATAACGCCAACTACGCTCACCGAAACCAAGGTTAGATTTGCTAACCAGATAACCCATGCTACGGGTGAAGTAAGCATTTCCATCTGGAATAAGTTTTACTTTCTCAATACCCTGGTCTTTGCCCCAGGCATTCATCACAAAGCCATCATTAACAGAGATGCAGTAAATATCATCAATCCCAAGTTGAACAAACTCTTCAAATCGTTCCTCAAATCCAGGGAGTTGATAAGCACTGCAAGTAGGAGTAAATGCACCAGGTAGACTAAAAATAACCACACGCTTACCGCTGAAGAGATCCAGGGATGGTGTAGCAACAAACTCTCCATTCTCACGGAAAACAAATTCTACTTGAGGGACTTGATACTGTTCTTTACGCATTTTTACTTCTATCATATTAGTTAATTGGATTATAAGCGGGGATCATTTTACCCCCGCCAAAGTCATCATCATCGTCAGCACCATTATTACCAAGGGCGATGATGAATATCCACATTCCCAGTAACATTGATGCTAACAACAACATCACCAAATACCTGGAATAATTTGACCAGTAGCAGCATAGCTACCCATCGCAGCAATAATACCGATCATCGCTGCCCAACCATTAATACGTTCTGCTTTTTCGTTCATTTGTTTTCTCCTTGATAGGGATGTTTTTGTTTGAGATCAGGATTGGGTTGAGAAGGAATCATAGGATTCCTTGACTTATTTTTGATTACAATAAAAGCATCATTTTGATAAGTAACAGTTCCATATGGTTTTGCCCATTTTGGATTTGCATCTGGATGAGTAGCAGTTCCTGTTACTGCTACTCCACCAATCTCAACTGAGAGTTCATCATTACGATCCCAGTTAAGTTTTTCAAGAGCAATAGCAAACTGACCCAGCATAGCGACAGAAGATGGTTCAATTGCCGTCACAGGTTCTCCTCTTGCTCAGTCAGAATTACGCAATCGCTGGTGGGATATGCCACACAAGTCAGCACCCAACCATCAGCAATCTGGTCATCATCAAGGAACGACTGCTCCTCATTATCAACGGTGCCAGAGATCAGTTTTCCTGCACAAGCAGAACAAGCGCCCGCTTTGCATGAAGAAGGAAGGTCAACACCTGCTTCTTCTGCTGCTTCAAGAATGTACTGATCATCAGGACACTGAATAATGGTTTCGGTGCCGTCGGGAGACTGGAGAGTAACATTAAAGACTGTCATTAGTAAGTTTCGCAAAGTTTTTCAACGGATGCTGCCAGTAGTACGAAGAAGGCAACTGATGTCATTGTAAACAAAAGTGAAGTCATTGTCAAGTCTCAAACCACACCAAAGAAAAAGTTACCTGTCAAAGCATATGAGAGGAAACCAGCAACGATTCCAATCATAGCCCAACGACCATTCATTTTTTCTGCTTTCTCAGCGTAGGGTTCAATACCATAACGCTCAAGATCTTCCTTAGTCATATACATGGAAGGTTCTTTGGCAAACATATTCATCTGACCAAATTCATTTTTAGTTACAGTCATAATTCCTTTGTAAAGAACTGTTACACAATTATATAGCAAATCTAAAGAAAAAACAAGGGTGGAAACCCACCCTTGTTAGAAAGTCCTGACTTAATTAAGTATTAATACTTACAAATCAGAAGGTGTACTTCACACCAGCCTTGATGTTGGAGGTCAGGTCATCACCAGTCAAGAACCAATACTCACCATAAACGCTCAGGTTCTCGGTAGCAGCGACGGAAGCGCCAGCCTTACCAGAAACCTTGACTTTAGAATCGCCACCCTCAGGAGTGGACAGAGCAGGACCTGCTTGAATATAACCAGAAACGGTTTCACTCAGAGCCCCTTCGTAACCGATATGTGCTTCGGTCAGGGTGCCAACGTAGTCAGAACCAGTCAGACCAGCATTAGCCTCAACATTCACATAAGGACCAGCGAAAGCAGCGGTGGCAAGGAAAGGAGCAGCAGCAACAGCTGCGATTGCAGATTTAATCATTTAATTAATACCTCGTAAATTTACTTGCGGAATGGTTACCCGCAGATGAAAGAAGACTTAACTTGTCTTCGTTTAACCATTTTAACATTCTCTTTGGGATCATGTCAAGACTCTTCTTGCTTCTGAGATGGTTCGGTTACCCGACCAAGATAGGGATCATAATCCATGATTTCTTTAACATCTATACTAGCACTAACTTGTTGCCAGTAATTCCATAGAGCATCATGATTTCCTCTATGGAAAGCATCAATATGTTCTGGGTGAATACTAGATCCCAACTCAATCTTATACATCAACAAAGGAATTGCAAATGTATTTCCAGAGTTATAGATCAAGTCATCAGCAACAGGGCGAGGTTTGACTCCTTGATCCAACTTATACTTCTCTCCACGACAGTGAAGACGCACAAGTTTTTCCGCATGATAACGACTAATCACATAACATGCAGTAGAGAAGTCATTTACAAATCTCTTATGAAGTCTGACATGAAGATCTCCTGTGCAAATAATTGCAAGCTGAACCACATCATAGTCATATGGAAAATGTGCGTAGAGATCATCCCAACTAAAATTCCAAAACCTCACCAGATCTAAGTTACAATCATCCTCCATCATGATTGCATATGGAGAATCAGATGTCTCAAGATAATGCTTTATGGCTTTCAAATGAGATGTTATACATCCAATCTCACCAGAAGTCATATTATCTGGATATCTACCAGTAATAATATCACTTAGATCATCCTCTCTACCATCATATGCAGAGATACGTTCGTAATTTGATAATTCCCAATATTTAAATTGGTCCTCCATGTATTCCCATCTTTCTGGTTGACCATCAAGATTAATACAATATACAGGACCAAAGTTCTTTAACTTATATACTGATTTGTTTTTCTCTCTATCCATGAATGACTCTTTGTATATTTGGAAGAAAATACTTACTCAACATTCTACACCATTCAAACTCTTTTGCATAGTCTAGAATTTCCTCTCTATTTTTAATTGAGTATTCCCTATTCTCAATAATCTTTTCCTCTACAAATTTTGTATCAGATACTTTATCTTCAGGGATTACTGTAATAAACTTTTTATCTAAGTCAAGGTTAGCAGTTGCCCACTCGCTTACAACGACCCCAAGACCAGCAGAAAATGCTTCTGGACAGACTAATGGGTGTGCTTCACCATCAGAAAGCAAAACAAGATTTCCATACTTAGTCAGGTTTCTGCGAAGAGTTTCTTTATCCCATTCACCAAGATAATTCTTAGAAGTATCAAATCTATTGTCTGCAATATTACCAGCATACCATAGAGATTGAATATCTTGAAAGAGAAATTGTCTCTTTCTATGATCTATCTTAGCAAGATAAATGCTCCTATCAGAATACTCTGGTTTAGAAGCAACTTTGAAGATCTTACCATTCACACCGTTTGGATTTAGATACAATCTCTCTTTTGGAATACCAGCAAGATTATTATAGATCTGATTAATACCATCAGATAATCCAAAGACATTTGGTTTAATCTTTGTAAACTGATCAAACACTCTTTGCTTATATGGACCCATAAGTTCAGGTCTCTCAATATAAGCAAAGTGAGTTGTTACTGCACAAGGATATTGAATATAAGGATAAAGAGGAACCCAGTCATCATAGTTGATGTGAACAAAATCAGGACGAAACTGATTGATCATATTAATGATCTGATGAGGATCACCAATATTAATAATCTGAACATCATGTCCCATGCTATTCAGAGTTAGTTTCATATCCCATATAAGTGATTCTACTGCACCCCATCCTACTGGAGGAATAGGGGTGTTAGGACCAATAATACTAATTCGCATTTGCTTCCATCTTCTCAATATTTTGAGCGTACAGTTTTACAAGACTTTCCCAAGAGAAATTATCTACAGCAAACTGTCTGATTTCATCACGCATACCAATAGAGGTTTCACGATTTTCTTTGATCTTTTCCTCAACAAAATGAATATCTTCTAACTTATCATCAGGAATAACAGTTACAAAAGGAAGACCTTCTGGAAGATCGTGTGCAGCATACTTAGAAATAACTACACCCAACCCATTTACCATCGCTTCCTTTACAACCAAAGGTGTCCCATTCTCACCATCTGAGAGGAGTACAAGACTACCGTAGTCAGTAAAGTGTTCACGCTTATATTCATCAGTCCATTCACCAAGATAATTGATCTTTGGATCAAATGAAGTAGCACCAGTATTCTGACCAACGTAGTCAATTGAATCAATACTTTGGTACAACCATTGTTTCTTGCGATGATAAATCTGACCAAGATACAAAGAACGATCTGGTTTTACTGCTTCACTACGATAGGTAAATCGTTTATGGTTTGCACCATTCTCTGATAGGAGAAGTCTACTTTCATCTGCACCAGCATTCTTAAACGTTTCATAATCTTTTTTAGAGATGCAGAAAATATAATAACGCTTGTTTTTAGTAATCCAATCAAATACCCGATCATATCCATCACGACGATGCATATGTGGTTGATCAATATATGGATAGTGACTACTGATTGCTAACTTTGGAATGTCAGTTTCAGCAGCGATTCTATCCATGATTGGGTAGAATACGTCATAGTGGACATGTGCAAAATCATATGTATCTTCATTTAGATACTGAATGATTTCATCTGCATTTGGAGTGTTAACAATCGTTCCCTCATGACCAAGTTCTTCCAGTTCTAAAGCATAGTCCCAGATAAGACTCTCAACAGCACCCCATCCATCAGGAGGAATGGGCATAATACCTGGACCGACTAATGCTAACTTCATTTTGCAAGCTCCGCGATAATCTCATATTGACGATGCATGTGTGCATAGTTTTCAAAAACTGCAAACATATCATCATTATTCTTATACAGATATGCCATAGCATTCTGCTCATTATTAATCACACCATTCTTCAGCATCTTCTCCTGAAGAACCTCATCCATCATATCACAAAACTTGGTAAGAACTTCTGCTCCACCACCCCAAAGTCCTGCCATAATCCAAGTCCTTGCATCCCAGAAATACTCCTCTGGGCAGAATTCAGCATTTACTATATCTGGATAATATGACATAGAAGCATGAATCAAAACACTATCCTTATTGTCCAGCAAAGTTTGTACAGCATCTTCGGATGGATATGGTCTCTGAGTTGTAACGCCATGTTGTTCAAAGAACCTGGATAGTCCCGCATCCATCCACATGAAGTATTCAGATTCAAAAGGATTTTCTTCAATCACTCTCTTAACCCAAGGGAACTTGGAGTAAATAATAACATTATAAAGACTCATGTTACACTCAACTCTTTGAGGAGCACCAATCTTTGCTTTATAGTTTTCATCAGATAGGACTTCTTGAATTCTATCATTCAAAGAGTAGTAAGGTACTTCTTCAAGTGATTGTGTGATTACTTTTGTAGGAAGACCTTTCCGATGCTTCTCTACAAAATCTTTCAAAGACTCATCTACAAAAATTACCATAGGAGACTTAACTTTTAAAGTCTCTCCAAACCAGGAAAGATATTCATCAAAAGTTCTACCGTCACCTTCAACATCACGTTTGATATCGTAAAGAGCGGTTACTAAAGTTACTGACATTTTCAAACCTCCTTATTAAAAATTTTAGCGAGTGCATTTGCACGGTTTATGAAAGTATGATTTTCTTGAACGTGCTTCATCGCTTCGTACACAAGATCGTTATTTGGATTTTTTTCAAATCTCAAACAATCAATTGGTAATTGAGATTCATCGTCATTATAGATTACATAGTCTCCCAAAAGATCCCTGACTGCAGTAGAGTTAGTTCCTGGCATCCTACCATAACTAATCTGTTTAAGAAGTCTGCAAGGAATATAGCCAATTTTTTTATGGTTACCACCTGTAACTGGTTTTCCATTAACCTCTAGCAATCCACCAGAATTGGTGTGATATGAATCACTACCTCGTACATCTAGTGAGATAACTGACTTCTTCATCAATTCCATGTTTTGCTCAAAATTGAGAGGAGTTTGCCATGGATTAAAATTAACAAACTCAATATTAAGTTGCTGGAGAGTAGTAACTACTTTTTGCATTTCAAGAGCAGGACTTCCACCAAGAGTTCCTACAAAGTAAAACTTATTATCCCTCTTCAAGAAACGATCTTCAAAATTAAATTCTTCTGGAAGAAGGTTGGTAGCCCACATCATGTAGACTGCTTCATATCCAGATACTCCTTTTTTCTTTTCATCTGCTAGGACAGTATCATCAGCATTTGCATCATAGAGTGTTACTGAATCAATATTTTTTAGTTTAGTCTTATCCAGAACAAAACTATAGTTAAGATCGTTTATCTCTTTTACATTAAATCGGATATCAACAAGTCTCAATCCTTTATTGACATACTTTGAAGGATCTACACTATTATGAACAAAATAAGTTGACGTATCATTCAGAGGAATACCTTCATCAGCAAATCCTTCCGAAAAGAACAAGCAGTTTGAATAATCAAAAACAGAAGGATCTGGATGGTTTCCTGAATGGAACCAATAAGTTTCATGTCCAAGGTGTTGGAACGCTTTGTAGAAACTTGCGTGAATAAAGGAGTGTGTATGAGAGTATAAAGGTAGACCCCAAATAACAACTTTTAATTTAGACATATTTAAAACCTAGGTAAAGAAACAACAAACGGATGCGACTGATGACCAATCCCAAAAATATCTAATGCTTTACGATGAAGCATTTCATTTGACCACGCACCTCCAAACTCTTGATCACATCTCTCAAGAAGACTTTCCATAAAGCAGAAAGTACTCATAAATGCATTCATGGCTTTGGGTCCACCAAAATCTAAGTAATCATTAATCATACCATCTGGTTGATTTAACCAACCTGGATAATTAACAACACTTGGATCATATTCCTCATAGCGAATTTTATTCTGAACTACTGAATCAGTTCTACACTTTACAACCCAATCGTACTTGAAGTCATTAGCATATTCATATTCTTTTCTCAAAAGATTGACTTGATTCAATCCATAATGATATGACATCCAATTATTAACAATTCTTGGAATGTAGTTAGGTTCTTTTTCTTCTTTCCAATGCTTGGACCAAGGAACCAAATCTCCGTTAGGATAATAAGAATAATCAGTCTTCATAGTAGAATCTTTAAAGACTTTACTCTTTTCTACCTTGTAAAGTTTTGGTCCATAAATTTTTAGAGCGTCGTCAATAGCAGTTGAAGGTATTCTTTGATTCTCCCATCCACCTGCACCACCATACTTATATGGTTTTGTTTGAAGGTCTTCATCAAACCACAGGTGAAAGAATACGTCTACATCATATCCCTGACACAGATTTTCAACGATATATGGTGCAACCTCTTTTACAAATCTAGGTTGACCAGATAAACACAACGCTACCTTCATGATATTACTTTCATAGAACTATTAAATTTGTTCATAGCAGATTCAATAACTACATGCATGTCCATATACTTATACTCAGCTAGTCTACCTCCAAATATATACTTTGTCAATTCTTTGGTTCTTTCAATATATCTTTTGTATATTTTTTGATTGCGACTACTGTTAATTGGATAGTATGGTGTTGTCCCTTCAGTATATTCACTTGGATATTCGTATGTAATAACTGTCTTTTCAGTCTTCGTTTTCTCAAAATGCTTATGTTCTATGATTCTTGTATATGGAACATAAGCATCACAATAATTTATAACAGCATTTCCTTGATGATTTTCTTCCTCAAGAATATTATCTTTAAACTTCAAAGATCTGTATTCAAGTTTTCCATATTCATAGTCAAAGAATTCATCAATACAACCAGTATAGACAATTTTATCTGCTATTGAATCAAAGTATTCTTTATTTTCAAAGTAATCTGTGGATAGTTTTACATCAATTCCATCAAGAATCTTTTCAAACATTTGAGTATATCCACCAATTGGAATACCTTGATATATGTCATTAAAGTAGTTGTTGTCAAAAGTAAATCTTAATGGAAGTCTTTTAATAATAAAAGTTGGAAGATCCTTTGCATTCTTTCCCCACTGCTTCTCAGTATATTCTTTAATCAGTTTATAGTAAATATCCTTTCCAACCAAAGATAACGCTTGCTCTTCTAAGTTTGTCGGTTTACCCTTGAAACTCTGCAATTCAATAATTGTTTTTGCATTCTCAGGAGATCTAGTTCCCCAGATCTCATAGAATGTATTCATGTTAAATGGCAAAGAATATAGATTTCCCTTTGAAACTGCTTTTGGTGAATTAATGTAGTTATTAAATTCAGCGAATCTGTTCACAAAATTCCAAACAACTTTGTTACTTGTATGGAAGATATGAGCACCATATCTATGAACATTAATTCCTTCAATATTCTTTGTATAACAATTACCTGCGATGTGATCCCTCTTATCAATAATAAGACAAGACTTACCAGCATCTGTGGCAAGTCTTGCAAAAGTGGATCCAAAAAGACCGCAACCAACAATCAGATAATCATAGTTTTTCATACTTACTTAAAATATCCGTATTGTTCAGATATTGTCTCTGTGGCCAATAAGCATAGTGAACTGTACGAGTGTCACCAACAATAGCATTCTTCAAATCATATTTGAGAGGATAGAAAAGTGATAACCAAGGTTCATCATCAACGGACCTTACATTACCATCAAATTTTGCAAAATCTTCACCAGACCACATTACAAAATTAATAGAGACTGGTTCATAATCAAGAACAATATTCGGAATGTCTAAATCGGATAGTTTATCTTCAACAATATAATCATACGTATTGTTCAGAATTTCATAAGCAAAGTTAGGATCAGACCAATATAGAGGACTCATAATCCTATTCTCTGGAATATAATCTCTTGGTTTTGGTTCGTCAAGATTGTCACTCATGGTTCCAGAGCAAGCCTTCATCAAATCTCTTGCTTTTTCAAAGTCGGGATACCATGTCTTATCACATACAACACACTCTGGAACATCAATCGCATCATACTTTCTAAGGAAATGAGTACACCAATAGTTGTTAATAATTGTTGGGTATACTAAGAAAGTTTCTGGATTGTCAATTTTGTATTGTGCAAGTTTTTCAAATGTACCGTCTTCAATAAAGATAATATCATCATCAACTTTATAATATAAGGTATCTGGTTCTACACAATAATTGTAAAATCTTTTTACATTATGAGCTCTACCCATTTGTTTTGGATCTAGTTCATCACACCCGTACTTCAAAGTAACAAAGTCAGAATTCTTCTCTGCGTATTCGTTAATGTAATTAAGGTCTTCTTCTACAACAGTATTAACCCAAAGATGGTGCTCATCAATAACATGTCTGTGCTTAAGAATTTCCTTAAACAAACATTTCATAGACTCCTTTCTTCCGACAGGAGAACAAGCAATAATTTTCTTTCCTTTATACATTAGTTAATTTCTCCAACATAGTCTGAACAAATTCCATAACAGTTTAGTTTTGACAAATCCTTTAATTGATCTTTTGGTGTATGATTCTCTGGCATAACGATAACAGATCTTTTAGTATATTCTTGTCCAGGATAAGTCCAGATATATTTTTTACTTGTTAAAGTAAAATAATCTTCTTGATGCCAAAAGCAGTTAAAATCTATTGGACTAGAAGAGAATTCTTCAAAAGATTTTAAGTTCTTGCAATGTATCCAAAGAAAGTCTCTTCGGTGAACAATCCAGAGCATTTCAATTTGATACTGTGGTTCGTCGTGTCCAAGGTAGAGTTTATTGTCTATAACTCTAACATCAATCTCAGCATCATATCCCAGTTTTAATGCTTCGTCAATATATTCTGGATTATTTTCTTTAATAGGATTGGGTCCAGAAATGTTTCCTCTATGAGCGATCAGTTTCATCCTTTGTAATGCTCCAAGAAATAGTTCAAGTCTTCAGGAGTCCCGATACCCCACATCCTTTCAATTTCTTTAATACGGATTTTTTTACCATCCCCAATTGCTTCGTTGAATACTGGACAAACATAAAATTCGTTATTTGTACGAATGTTCTTTTCAATCATCTGCTCAGCATACTTAACGTAGTCTGATCCTTTCTTCCAGAAATAAATTCCAACAGTTGCATTATCACTAATTGGTTTCTTCTCAGCAACTTCAGAAACAAATCCATCATCACCAACTTTAGCGTAAGACCATTTGGGATGAGTTGCTTTGAAGCTAACAATACCACCATCAATACCATCAGCGTTAAATGCATACAAACATTCGTTGCTATTCCATTCAACAAACTGATCTGAGTTTGCCATCACTAAGGGAGCATCATTATTGATAAACTCTTTTGCAAGTAAAGTTGTACAAGCAGCACCTTCAGTCAATCCATCAACTTGAACAATATTACAATTTGGTGCAATCAGATTCAAGAGATATTGTAGATTATACTTTTCATAATGTTCTCTTTGAACGATGAAAGTATAGTTTGCTTGAATGTTCAAGTTCTCTACAACAACCTGAATCATCGGTTTACCATCAACTTCAATTAATGGTTTTGGAAATGTGTATCCAGCATTTGCAAAACGAGTACCAGCACCCGCCATCGGAATAAGAACATTCATTTTATCAGACTTCCAAGGAATATTTGTAACTCTTTTGGTTGAGAAGATTTTGAAAACCTTATTGATTTTATCCTGATTCAGGTCATCTCTATTTTCAATAGGAATCAAATGTGCTCCACTATCAAGAGCACCCTGTCTACCGATATGACTATCTTCAAAGATTACAGTATTTTTGGGAAGTGCATTACATGCAGTCATACACTTCCAATACATTTCTGGAAATGGTTTATTTTTTACTACATCCTCATTACTCACATAGTAGTCAACAAACTCTAATACTCCCAGTTTCAATAGAACCAGTTTAACAGTATTACGAATACTATTACTAGCAACAGCAACTTGGTAGTCTTTATGCTTGAGTTGTTGAAAATAATGCATCAACTCATAATCATGCTCCAAGTGAGAAAAGATTTCCAGAGTTGCTTTTTGCTTGTCTTCCCAAACTTGCTGATGTTTGTCAACGGGAAGATCTTTAGTTTCAGTCAACATGGACAACTTTCTGGAAGTCGGAAGTCCATCATACAAACTCAGATGTTCATCTCTTGTGATGATATACTTTGGATCTACTTTCTCAAGAGCACGATTAAGTGCTTCATAGTGCATGTCCCGACTATCAATCAGGACTCCATCTAAATCAAAAATTATTAAATTATTCATGGTTTAACTACATATGCGGAGGGAGCAATAAAGTTTAGTGATTGAATCTTAATATCCTTATCTTGGAAAAATCTATCTACACCAATTGATTCTGACCAGTTATGATATGCATACTCATCAAATACAACAATACCACCACTACTTACTCTATCCCAAAGTGAAGTCAGAACATCGTAAGTTGGTTGCTCAAGATCTAAGTCAAGATAAAGTAAAGATATTTTTGCACCAGGACGTTCCTCAACAAAGTCTAAGACAGTCTTTGAAATGTCCCCAGCAATTAATTCAAACTCATGATCTTGAAATCCGTTTTCAAGAATTTTATTCTCAAGAAAAGTTTTGTATGAAGTTTCATGTTTGAAGTTTCTACCTTCAAACAAAAGAGTCATCGTCTTCTTATCTTGAGGAGACAAAGATTCTGTCAGATCTTTAGAGTTAAAGAAGTCAAATCCAATAATCTTTTTATAAGAATTCGGACAGAAATACCTCTTCAGTTTGAGAAAAGTAAAAATACCAGTACCTTTAAAGACACCACACTCAACAACATCACCTGGGATGTTTTTAACTTTGTCAAAAAGAATTGTTCTTGCTAGAAGTTTACCAAAAACTTTTAGATCTGAACTAATGATAAAGTCATTAAAAGCGTCATAAAGTTTCTGATCAATAGAAACGAGTTCTAAATCTTTAATGTTCATTTGTCAATATTTGTGTAGTATCCTTCGTAACCAGCAGTTCGTATAACTGAATGTATTGTGTTTATCATGTTAACTTGTATTGAGTTTGACTTTACATGCCAACCCAAGAGAAGTTCAGGACCCATCGGTACTCCCTGATTAAAATAATATGCAGGGATGTAAAGAAAACAATCGCTATAGTAGTCAATAGTTTCTTCCTTAGATATTGCGATGTGATCAATAATTGCCATCTGGTGATCCAAATGATCACCAATATTTTCAAACCAAGAAATGTTTAGTTTATTCAAATCCACTTCATTATACATGAAGTCATCGTAAAAGTAAAGATCTGGACGTATAATTACAACCGCATCATAAGAAACATTTTCCGACTGAGAGTATTCCTTTCTCAAAGAATTAACTTTATTCAAGGAATAGAGCATACTCAAGACATTATAAGGTCGTCCTTGCAAATATCCATCACTAAGAAACTTTTCTTTGTCAAAGTTTTGATCAACACAAAGGTTGCTGACAGTCATAGAGTTATATGGATTTTTCTCCATCATCTTGATGTCTTCAACAAGAAGTCTTTTTGGTTTCACTACTTCTTTCATGAAATCAATTTCTTCATCATAGATGTTCCAAGTATGACAAAAAAAGTCAACATCATGATCTTTAAAAAGATGTTGCTTTTGATTCTCAAATGATTTTGAAATGGTCCTTAGATGACCACGATAACAAACTGCTAGTTTCATTGTTGATACTTGGAATTATCTTTTGCTAAATGAATAATCTTAGGATCAAAATTACAGTACTCAGAAAAAACTTCTGGGTATGCAAAAGAAGGTCCAAGAATATGAACATCTTCACGTCTCTCAGAGAAGAATTTGTTCATCTGACTTTCATCATGCCATACTGCAATCACATCTCTTGAGAGATCATCTTGAGTTCTCCTATCAAGTTCTCTCATCATATCAATCACATCAGGAACTCTTCCTCCCCAAAGACATCCCTGAAAATAGACTGATGTATCGTCACTATCAGCGATACATGCTAATGATTGTTTATTCGTTTCAAATGCACCAGGAAGTCTATTATGAGGATTCATTCCCATAAAGTGACATGGATGATGAACTCCAATATATTTCTTATCGGTGAATAATTCTTCTTCAGTCACTTCTGCAACTGGAAGCATATCTGCATCAAGAAACAAAACCCAATCAGACTTTGAAAGAAAATCACTTGCTTTTAGAATAGTTCCAAATCGCAGAAGAGTAATATAAGGCCAAGACATATGTTCCTGATAGTAAGGAATCATATTTTCTGGTGGATCACTTAATTCACCATCAGTAAAAACATAATATTGCTTACTAATGTTTGGGACTAGATACTTCTCACAAGATTCATACCATCTCGGTAGAAAGTTAAGATACTTTCCAGTACCAATAAAAACAACAGATAGGTTCATATTAACTGCCAAGAATCAGGATATAAGTCTTTGGTGTCAAGATGTGCATTATTTGGACCAAACCATTTTGTAGGAGCGATTACTTGCTTACTATTTGCTAACCAAGCACCCCACCAAGAAAAAGTGGAGTTAGCGATAATGTGTCTGGTACATAAAGTCATCAAACACAAATCAACATAACTACTATTTCCTTGTGCTACAAGAAAACGATCACTCTCAAATAGTTCTTGTTCTTCACACCATTTAGGATCATCTGAGAAAATAATCACAGGAAGATCGGAATTAATCCGATTTAGTGCCTCTTTATAATAATCAAGATCAAGATTATGATGGTTACCAGAGTTCTTTAAAAAGTCCCCTCTACGAATATGAAGAGATACTGGTTCTTCAAGTTCCGAAACCATCTCCTTACAAGGAATTAGAATATCATCCTTAAAGGTAAAATCTTCACGAATTTCATCTTCAATATTTTTGAAGTATTTTTCTGATTGAAAATATCCAACAAGATTTACCCAATCAGGACAGTTGTTGAATAAGTCTTCATCAAAGTGAAATCCAGATTCTTGAACTGATGGTCTTGAATCATCAATCTTCTGTAAGTTAAGCATACTTACATTTTTTAGATTAAACGGATCAAAGAGTTCAATTCTCAACCTGTTACCTAGATTATCAACAACTACTTCATCATGATTTGGAATACAGAAATTGTAATTATTATTCTTTGCGATTCCTTTTAAAGATGCAACTTGGAACATTTGATTTCCAAGTTGACCCATTTTACCAAGAAAATTAAATCCAATCATACAGGGTGATACATTACATGAACAGGTTTATTGATTTGCAGATTAATCCAATTATACGTTTTGCGAATACCCTCTTCAAGAGTCATGGAATAGTCCCAACCAAGTTCTTTACGAATCAAATCATTATTAGAATTACGACCACGAACACCAAGAGGTCCATCAATATGATTTCTGGTTACAGTTTTACCAGCCACCTTAGCAGCAGTATCAACTAGTTGATTGATAGTGACCATTTCTTCAGAACCAATATTTACAGGTCCCATGAAGTCAGAGTCCATGAGTCTGCGTGTTGCTTCCAAACATTCATCAATATAAAGGAATGAACGAGTTTGTTCACCATCACCCCATACTTCAATCTCACCACCCTCCGCAGGGAGTTCTGCTACCTTGCGACAGATTGCTGCTGGTGCCTTCTCTCTACCTCCTTCCCAGGTTCCCTCTGGACCGAAAATATTGTGGTAACGAGCAATCCTAACTGGAATACCAAAATTGCGGTTATAAGCAAGGTACAGTCTTTCGGAGAAGAGTTTTTCCCATCCGTATTCTGAGTCTGGGTCTGCGGGATATGCATCAGATTCTTTAAGTCCAGGATTGTTAGTTTCCATTTGTGCATACTCTGGATACATACATGCGGATCCAGAATAGAAAATCTTAGTTTTATTTTCTCCCTTGGTTTCGTTCCACTTTCTCTGTTCTTCAAGAACATTCAAATTAATGGTGACGGAGTTGTGCATAATATCAGCATCGTTTTCGCCAGTAAAAACGAATCCTGCTCCGCCCATATCAGCAGCAAACTGATAGATCTCATCAAAAGGTTCAAGAAACTTGTCTACGATTTGTGCGTAGAAATTTTTATAAGGACCAGCATACTTAATACAACGACGCACAAAATCTACATCACGCAAATCACCTGTAACAAATTCATGCGCTTCAGTTTCACCAAACTCTGGATATTTTAAATCAACTCCACGAACCCAATATCCTTCTTCGCGGAGTCGTTTGACCATATGACTTCCAATAAAGCCACCAGCACCAAGTACAAGTGCTGTTTTTTTATAATCGCTCATAAAAATGTGAAATTCATATACTATGTATTATACAAAAAAAGGATGGTTTATGCAACCATCCTTGATTCCGTTTAGGTATGCAGGCTCGCCACTTGCTTTTTGACTAGAAGCAAGAAACTAGGCGGGGTTAACCCCATCCGCACCACTTGCTTTTAGGAAGCAAGAAACCAATCAATCACAGTTTTGTTGACGCTCCTGGAGCAGCTTGTTTAAGGGCTTCAACGACCATTTCAAGTCTTGCTTCTAATGCAGCAAGTCTTTCGCTGTCACTACTACCACCAGCACCACCACAAGGTGTATGTGCTTTTGACTCTAGAGCAAGAAGTCTTTTTTCAACTTCCTGATCGTATTGAGACATACGTGCGCCACTATCAGAAGTAACTGTTTTTCTCGTTGCCATGTTTAATAATTAACTCTTGAGTTATTTAGTTTTAAGAGGGTCTTTTGACTCCACCACCTAGTTTGACTTAACTAGGAAAAGTTGGATAAGTTTTGGTACTTCAATAGCAGCATAGAAACCACACAAGAAGAGGATGTCCCAGAACTTATATTTGATAGCAAAGGGAACAA